GAGATACTTTTTAAATATAATATACAATGTGCAAGTTCCCCACAAGTTGTCAGACAATTCAAAATAACAATATAAAATCGAACGTATGAACCATAAGAGCGTTTATAAATTAAAACATATATTGTTAATAATTTATTTACAATTATGACATAATATGTTAATAGTAATACAGTATTATATAATCATAAAGATAAAGAAAACAAAGACCTCAAGGAAAGACTTGAAGAAAGAAGGAATTATGAGAATCAATAGTTACAATAAGTTTTTTGCAGAACTAGCAAAGATTATGAATACATCTGTAAAGTCTGTAAAGCAACTTGACGGTAGATATAAGGTTGAATTAGCAAATCACGTATACTTAAATGTGTATAGAGGTGTTGAAGGAAGTCTGTTTATACATGACCATAGAGGGATAGCGCATATTACAAGCTGTTATGATTTTGAAGATTTTAAAACAATGAAAGAGTTATATGAAAGACTTGTATCAGACTATAGTGAATCAGCCAAAAAAGAAGTTATGGAAGTAAAGCAAGAATTGAATACCCGTTTTGGAAAAGAGCAACAATATTTTGACACAGACGATTTACAGCCAAATAAGAAAATAATTGCAAAAATTGAAAATATCAATCATTGTCCAAATCAAAACACATGCTGCATTGTTTCACCTTTTGTACATTGCGATTATAACTATAAATCAGATGCTTGTAATAAAGCACATAAGAATTTTATTCATGATTGTGAGCAAGTGCATAAACAAATGAAAGCAAAAAGCAAGCCAGAATGGCATCATGTTAGCATTGCTACACTTGCCAACATTGATTTTGATATGCTTGACGAAAAGCGCAAGCTTGTATTCGATATCAACCAGATATTAAAAGATGGTATTCGCAATTTATACAAATGTGAGAATCATATTTCGTTTGAAGTCTTAGAAAGATATGTAATTAGAAAATGTGACGAATTGATTCGATGCAATCGTTTAAAAGCGTTCTGGTTTTCATATATTGCACGACAGCTTGATGAGGTTAGAAGAAACACTATCTATTTATATACTCCATATATTACAGCACACAGAAACAGATGGTAATATCATAGCTGTTCTATCGGCTACACGGGAAGAAGGAAACTATGAATTGAAAAGTGAGGTAAAAATGAAAAAGTTTTGCGTGCTATTTATGGTGGGAGAAAGAAAAGTATTAAGAATGTATGTTTATGCTGACAGTGAATGCGAGGCGGCATATATCGCGGAAATGAGGATTGCTACAATAGGATGTGATTTAAATTTTGATAACATTGAAGTTTTATTAGCAGAAAGTGAGGATTAAGATATGGATAATTTAACACAGACAAAGAAAAATAGACTTTTACAAGAAAGCAAGGATAAAATTTTAGAAACACCACTTTTTCATAATGACATTATGAAAATGTATGCCTATATCTACGATTGCACAGCAACAAGTGATACACTAGCAGAGATTCAACTTATGGAAACAGTAAAATCAGCACTTGATTTTCTTGTAAGGGGGGTGTTAAAATGATTTATTCAATTGTTGTGTGGGGATTTGACACCGATAATGACTATCAGCACGACTGTGACCTTATTAAAGCTAAAAGTTTTAAGGAAGCGTTGGAATATACTATCAATTATATGTGGGCCGGGTGGACTTTACAAAAAATAGAAATTGAGATAGTACAAGAAAATCAGTATATTATACAATATCATGATAACTATACTAATGAAAATGACCTTTTAAGCTGTAAGGCAGACAGTGAACGTGATGCAAAGATAAAGTTTAGATTGTGTAATGACTTTTCAGATACTAAACGCTACACAATAATCAGTGTAAAAGGAGTAAAGAAATGAGAACGATGAAGCACACATACTGGGTGGAAGTAGCCTTTCTGAATACAGAAAGTGCCGATATCAATGTAGAATATGTTGAATGTATTGGATATAATGCAAGACAAGCTAGTGATTCTGCTATTGACTATATAACAAAACTACCGTTTGTCAGTCACGTTACAGTAATATCAGTAGAAAGAAAATAACAAAAGAGGGGCTCAAGCCCCTCTTTCTTAACTTAATGGAATATTAAACTCGACACCATACAATTGGATTTCAGTTACACCCGTGAAAGTAGCGTACCCACTGCCGCTTATATCAACCAACTTTAAGTAAATGGCGCCGCTGTCAACCTGAGTGGCATCGAACGGATTGATGGTGAGAACAGCCATACATTGATGATATCCGCCAGCATCATGAATAATAGCATTACAGTTGCAAATACTTTGCTCATTTACAAAAGTCAAATTGTGCGACATAACTTTAACTGCGGCATATGTGAAATTCTTTGCTGGACTGAAAGCCAAATCTAAAAAACTTGCCACATGCCTAAAGCTACAATGCGCGTTGGTATTAGTCAACACAACAGGCATTTTGTAGTCATTCAGTGTGCAATCAACGCCGTCAAGTGCAAATTCGCCGCTCCGATTCCATGCAGCATATCCGCCTATTGCTTTATAAATCATATCTGCAATTGATGATTGCCCACTAGCGTTAGGGTGGATATTATCGCTAGCAAGTACGCTAATCCAACGTAAAGCACTGTCAGCACCACTTAAAAACTTAAACTTCCCCCAGTATGTCTCGTAAAGCGTTTTGATTTCATTGTAAGCTTTAACTTTTGCAACAGTGGTAAAACCGATGATAGGTGTTGCAATCCATCCAATGTAAAGCGTTGCGTTTGGTAGTTGTGACATTAAATCAATTGTATCTTTGATTCCCGAATTGATAAGGGAAGCCGCAACAAATTGATCATTCCAACCGCCTGCAACAACAACATACTTCACTTGTTTCTTTTGCTTATCCGTGAGCCCTGCTATTGCTTGTGATAGCAGAGCAGAAAAGTGAGTATTTGCACCAAATCCGCTGCCGCCTAAACTTTTATTAACATAAAAGTGTGCATCACTGAAATACTTTTCATGCAAGATATCGCACCACGGTTTCACCATGCCATCCGGTGTATATCCTTCCCCGTATGAGTCGCCAATTGTTATCAATCCATACTCTGTTAACCATGTATCAATAATATCAGACAATTCACCACTTGCCTTTAAAGCATCAAGATAATTGTCAATGGCGGCGATATAGTCCAAATTATCAATATAATTTTGAACGTCTGTTTGCCACTTATTCCACTGTGTATAGTAGCTATCCCACTTTATATCAAGATCCTTTACAGTTTCCAGTAGCCAATCAAGATTTAAATTGTGAAAATCTGTATACGGAAAATTTGAAAATGCCATACTATCACCACCTTTTATTTAAACTGATCACTAGGGATCACGTTATACTCTTTGCCGTCCTCGCTAGTAACTAAAATTGGTTCAAAAAATTTTTCAAAATAATGACTGTCAGGTATTTGTCCAAATTTTTCAATTAAAATTCTGATTTCAGCTTTTTCGGCAATATTTCCCACTAATAGATTAAAGGTGGATGGTGAATGCGATCTAACAGGTGGGATATGATACACATTATTATTGTTAACAAGAAAATACGGATGTATTTCAGTAATGTTATGGAGACATATAATATGAATAGATTCATAACTATATCCATCTGGTAATGTAATTGGTACTCTGTTAGTAGTAAGCTCGTTAGCTTCGATATAAATTCTAACACAATTGCCTCTAAACTCGTTCTTCATAGCTACCCCCTTTTTCCCATCCAAAACCATCAATAACACCAATGGAAATTGTTTCAAGCTCTTTTCCGCAATGCATGAAAAATCCATGTCCAATATCAAGCCCTATGTGCCTTCCCCTGCCGCCAAAAGTTGTATACAGTAAATCTCCGTCTTTAGTCGTGTCAGGAGTCGTTATATTTGTACAACTGTTTATATATGCAGTTGAATACATATACTGTCCAGTGACTAAGTTAATAAAGCCGCTGCAATCAATCACTGTCTTTCCCAAACAGAAAGCCTTGATTTGAGCTTTCTGTTGAGCGTTATACTTTTTAAAATAATTTGGCTCTGCATTCCATAAAGCCTCAAAAACCTCTGATGTACACGTCTGCCCCTTCGCCCCGTAAAGGTAAGCGTACTTATCACGGTTTTTGTAAAGTTCTCTCGCCTTTGCGATATACGCAACGTTCTTATCTGGAATATCATAAATCATATCTTTAATTCTCCTTATCTTTTACTATTGTCAACAACTCAGTGATTACTTTTGTGTTGTTATTCAGAGCGTCAACCCACTTTGCACTTTCCTGGTCGTGTTTTTCATACCAGGTCTTTCTTTCCTCGCGCTGTCTCACGTCAAGTGCGTTCACATACCACATCACAGCGCCTAAACATACGCACGGCACACCAAACATTTGAGCGATTTGTGCAATTGCGTTCATAATTTCCATTCTACCACACTCCTATCAAAAGTCTATCTGCATACAGCTTACACACCTCATCAAGAAAATTGTAAGCTTTAGTCAGATCAATTTCCGCTTGCATCATTTGTTGCGAAGTTGTAACACCTATGTTTCCATGAATCCTTCCCTCATGTGTTCCGCTTGTGGTTGACTCATCCAAACCATTGATAACACTTCCAGTTGTAGTATCAACCCCAAAACTTTGTGTATCACGTCCGCTGTCTGTTATGTTGTCAGTGTTTGCCACCTCAGGAGTACTTGAGTTAAAAGCGGCGACTTTATGAGTTGCATCAGATATCTTACCAAAAGTCGTTGTTGCAGTTCCCTTTTGGTAAGTTTCCTCTGTGTTCACTTTGCCTTTTTGAAAAGTGCCGTTTCCGCTGTCAGTCCAACTTTCCATCCTATCATAATTTTCTATAGGATTGTATTCAAGCTGCGTCACTTCCCACAAGTGATCAATAGTCCACTGTAACGACTTTGCTACACTTGTAACGTGCCGTCTTAAATAAGTAGGCTCCTGGTAAACAGGTGTCAAATCTCCATATGAAAGCAAAAAATGTTCAATAAGTTGATCTTTTGAAACACCTTTAACATATATATCGTTAAAGATACTATTATCATATTCATGCAGAGTTGCTATTGGAATAATTGTTCTCACGCTGCTCACCCCCTCTATTGTAAGGATACCGCAAACGTGCGCGAATGTCAAGTTTATAATGTGCGTTAATTTTTTCTAAACATTCGTTAATAGTTTCCACCCACAACTCACATTTTGACATTACCGCGTTTTTGGTTTCTTCCACTTCATCCGTTATCATACGTTCTTTCTTATCAGGGGCTGTATAAATACCTATTTCCATATCAAAAGCATGTTTAAGACTCTCAACAGATTCCAATGCTGCCTTAACAACATTGTAACATTTTTCAATGTCATTATTAAAGAACTCATACAATGGCTTTCCCGTTTCCTTATCATATAGTGCTTGATTGATCACAACAGCAAGCTTTCCAGACATGATATCATCAAAAGCAACTTTAAATGTTTCAGCAGTGCTTTTGTTTTTGGCTGTAAAAATAAAACCAAACTTTGCAAGTGCACTAGCAACGTCACAGTTTGAGAGCGTTAACGCTACACGCTGCGCATATGAATTGATAAGATCTCCAATACCGCACCAATCAGGTGTTAATTTTACAATCTCACAATCTTCACCTATAATCAAATCGCCATTAAAACTAGCGTCAAAAGCCGGATTAGCAACTATATAATTTGTAGGCTGATATTGTACATCAAACCCATACGGATTTCCGTGTTGTGGAATGATACCAAAACGAGCTGTGTTCATAACACAAAAGTTTCCTTTTAAAAACAAAAGAGGATAGATATAATTTTTAGACCAGTTTTGCGGCATACCATCGAAAATGATAAGACTTTCTGCACGTTGTAAAAAGTAGCGAAAATATGTTGCATAGTCCCAAGTATTGTTAATATGGATAATGTTTGGATTTTGCCTTGATTCATATTCGTTAATAATAGGACTTGAAACACCTTCACCCACATAGTACCCACTATATACAAAAGGTTTCATTCTATAAAAATACCCCCATTCAAAAAATCGTTTATGATTGCTTTTCCGTTCTCAGTTGCAGAGCAACTTACATCTGCACTTTCGCATTGCAAAAAACCAGATAAGTTAGATAAACTTATCTTTTTACAAACTGGATAACCAAAATGTTCGTAATCACGGTTTGGCTGATTTGCAAAAATCGCTCTCAATGCAATAACGTTGCTACCTACCATTGTACCACCACTGCCGCCACTTGTTTCAACAGTTGGGGCGATGCTAGAAATACCGGATTCAATTGCAGAGATACCGCCTAAAATATTATGAGTTGCAAAAGAAAACGCTGCACCTATTGCACTTGATACAGTTCCTATTACATTTGTAGAGCGTGATGAGTAACTTACAGGAGCGCCACAGTTTCCAGTTGCTGTGAAAAGAAGTATGCTTCCTGCTTTAACTGTAACGAAAATAGCGCCGTTTATGTCAACAGAATATTTTACAGATAGCGACTCAATGTCAGCAAGCTCTTTACTTGACAACCGCATAGTACCGATAAAAGGCAAAGTTAGAACGTATTGTGTAAAAGGTTCATATAGCATGTATTTGTTTGTCTCGCTCTCACTGTGATGAGGAATTGCTAGTTCTACAGTATGCGTAAACACTTCGCCCGTGCCCACGTCTCTACCACTGTAACTTGTAGATACATACCCGAGTACAATTTGTGTTGGTGTTCCGTCTGTAACATCAAACGGAACCCATATTGCACTTTGTAAGTAGTCTTGCGGTCGAACTATTTCTTTCTGCACATCGGATGGTGTTTCCAAAATTGTGTTTAAACCGTTTAAATAATCGGGCGAATATAAATATTTTGTTACAGCTTTAAACGTTGCGGGATGTAAAGACAAAAAAGAATTTTCGCCATTACCGATAATGCAACACAAAATCGAGCCTGTTGTCGAAGTTGGTAAAGTTGCTGTTGACTGTGAAATGGTTGGTTGAGCTGTAGTCGGAAACATTGTATCAATCAAGTATCGGTTAAAATTTGCAACATTTGATGAGCGTGTTACATACATAGAATTGTTTAAAATCTCACTTTTGTAACTTGCCAAATAATCACAAGTGCAAGAAATTTCATATGTAGATTCTACATATGTAACATCATTGATAAAATAATATCTTCCAAAAGTTTCACAATACGCAACATTCCAATCAAAAGGGGATACACCCTGCAAAATAAAAGTTGGATTTTCTACGCTTGTGTCGCTTTTAAGTACACAAGATACACCTTCCGAAAATGTTGGAATTTTCGTACTATTTATTCTTTTGTCAGATTTTCCAAATTTAACTTCAAATGCCATGTGTACCCCCTTCAAGAAAAGGGGCTTGAAGCCCCTTTGTTTAATCTAATAAAATCAAGATTGCATTCTCCGTAAAATCCACGGGTGTTTTGAATGTGTAATGATTCCAACCGTTTCTAAAAAGATAACGAGCGTTTAAAGGTTCCATAGCGCTTGATTGATCAACAGGCACAATTCCTAGCGTGTCAATATCCATCATAATTCCTAAAACATTTTTGACAGTCTTGTTTGTAAGTGTAAACTTACTTGTACCGTCTGCATTGACACCTTCCGCACTTCCCTTAATCGTCATAGGATTTTCGGGATCCGTCCAGAAAGTAACCTTCTCATAATCGCCCAGTTCTGCCTTTTCCGGATGGAAAAACTCGCTTCCGTTTGCCTCAAAATAGTTTCCAAATTTTGAAACAAGATAGAAACGCAAGTCTCTTGCATCCGTGTGACGGTTTACAACTTTGTCTGTGAAATCTCCGTGAAAACGGGTTCCGCGAATGGCAAGGTTTTCTTTTAGAGTTTTCATCTCTGCCGACAACCACACCATGAAGGGGCGAAAATCAGCCGGATTCATGATTGTTTTTGCAGTCATTGCAAGCCCCGTCTCAGCGTTATACTTTGTTAACGCATGAAATACTTGATTTTTCTTGCAAAGATTTCCTGATGTTGGCTCTGCACTGCCCGCATCCGCAAGGATAATTGCAAGGTTTGCAAGCTGTGCACGGGCGACATTCTCCAAGTCAATCTCATAAATGTTTGAAAACTCTGTCATAAGCATGGAGAAATAACTTGCAACTCCATCTTCAGAATCGAATGCAGCGTTTAACTGATTCTTCCAAATAGTATATTTTCGCGCAAAAGTTTGTCCCCCACTTGCGATTGTAAGAAGTACATTATACTTTACAGGCTTTGTTCCTGCTTTCCAATCTTGGCTTGCCTCTGGTTTAGCAAGTTCCACGTTTATATTCCACTCATCATTGGCAATGTTGGAATCGTTTACAATAGGCGTAAACTTTCTAATATAATTGCCGTAGCGTTGCGCGTCCCAAACCATACCGGAAAGTTTTCTTGAATATGGGCGAATGCTAAAAATAGTCTTTGCAAGGACTGTTGGAATAATTTGATAGAGGTTATCATCTTCCCTCTCAAATCCCATTTTAAACGTGTTTTGCATCTGCCCAAAGCTTAAATTCTGCCCATTTTTTCTTCCGGTGTATTCCTCATACATGGTATTCAACATAGCAGAAATTTGTGTATAATTTAAACTTGCCATAGTCTACCCCCTTAGAAAAACTTACTTAAATCGGTATTGCCGTTTGAACCACCGAAATTAGCCTTGCCATTGGCTAGCTGCTGTGCTTTTACAAGCGCTGTTGCAAACTTGTCATAGTCAAAATCATTTTGGGATGCTTTTGGTTCTGCCTTTGGTTCTGCCTTTGGTTCTGCTTTAACGTCAAATGCTGCAATTTCATCTTTACTGTACCCTGCATTTACAAGCTTTAAAATCTCATCAATTTTCATATTTTAACCTTCTTTCTTTATTTGTTGACAGCTGTAAACAGAATCGAACTGTTACCTTGTGATTCAAAGTCACATGCGCTACCCATCTGCGCTATACAGCATTAATAGGCGGTCTGTCTGTCGTCCCCGACTCGCACACACTGACTAGTGTTTGGATAGTGCAACCGCCTATTTATTATATATCATTTATATAATTGTTTGTCAATTACAACTTTATAAAATATCATACCATGATACACAGTCAAACGATGCCAAAAAATCGCACTGTGTTTCATAGTCTGAAAATGTTATGTCACCGCTTATAAACATTGGCTTTAAATACTTTTTACTACTTGTTTGCCACCTCTCTAGCGATGATGGCGAAGCATCAAAAACATCATCACAATAAGCGCGCATAGGTTTAGTCACGTAAAATTTAAAGTCTGACTTATGTAACCACACTGAAAACAGAGGTGTTTTCATATCGTGTGTATATTCCTTTAAGTTTTGATGCCGTATTCTGTCATCTTCCAAATCCATAAATTCGTTATCAAGTTCCATTTTCGCTCTGCCTTTTGGAAGATTTCTGTAAAAAGCGTTTTGTCTCTTTTTCTCAGAAATAGGAGACTTAAACGGTAGTATAAGTGTTGTCTCGCACCTATCTACTTGTGTAATTTCAGTTCTTTCTTTTACCGCCTTGTAACAGTCGGGGATAAGTCTATATCCAATTAAAATGTTAGACATAATTGCGTTAGAGTTCCCAAAAAACCAAGTTCTTATTTTTTCCGTTTCCGAGTCTGGGCGGTTTCTGAAAAGTACTTCCATAATATTTTTGTATGCCTGGAATTCATTTTTTATAGGTCTGTCCCCTTTTTGTGGAATGAATTCATCAAAAATTACATCATAAAAACGCGTAAAGTCTATACCAGTTTTGTTTTGAAAAGTAGACAGCGAAACACCTACTATAAAAGGTTTATCGTTTTGCAAGTCCTCGTCTGTCAGGTATGCTTTGCCATAACCTTTTTTGTCGTTATATTTCAAACGAATATCTTTTCCAAACCAATCAGGTTTTACAAAGTCGCCTATAGTCGAAAAGCTGTTCTCAAGTGCAACGTTTGTTCTACGCACGTATAAAATAGGGAAGTGCCCATCATTCCAGATATCACATATCAAATGCGATTTTCCGATACCTCTTCCACCTATGATATCTATATATCGCTGTCCAATATCACAAATATATTTATAATTCAAATATCCGTTTTCTTTGTATAAACTCATAGTCATATTATCACCTCTTTAACTTAAAAGAGGGAAGTCAAATTGACTTCCCTTCCTGCCTTATACAAGCTCAAAATTCATATAAGTCCTGCCTGCTTTGCTCTGTGAACGTGTCAGCTTAAACTGTAAATTGTAGTTGCCCATAAAATCATACGCACTTTCTGCCGTCTTGATGACTGTTGGACTTGACGTTGCAATTGTTACAATTTCACCTGTCTCAATGTTGGTGTGATAAAAAACAGCCACTTCCTTATTGTCATCTGTCGTGTAGCGTACATAATCTGTAACATTTACGATAGTATCATCTGGTAAATTCTTCATTAATAAATGATTGTCATTTACCATCTTAAACATTTCTTTCTTGTCAAATTCTCTTGATTGTCTTTCAATTCTCATTTTCGTTATCCTCTTTTCTTTTATTTAAGGTTATTATCCTTTACAAGTATATAATAACTTATTTACAAAAGTTTTGCAAATAAAACGTTATTTACTCTACTATTTCATCAACTATAGTGTAATTCTTGATTTGATCATCTGATAAACCTATCTCGTAATCACGAGCTATCATACAACTATAGCCTGTATACTCTGTTATTGCTTCTTTGCCTTGATAATCAACAACTTTTGCTTTTGTGATAGTATCGCTGTCATTATAACAGATTTGAAAACCACCGCTATTCTTTATTTTGAACCCCTCTCTAAAGTTATCAAGGTTTTTAATTACTTCTACCCCCCTTGCCTTTTTAACTCCTGATATAGTACAACCAAAATACGTTTTATCTTTTGTTTCTTTATACGCATTAAAACAATACTTCTTTGCACCTAGCGTTTTAAAATCTTTGTATTCGGGTTCATACCTATTTTCAGATTTTACATCGCTTTCACAGTCAAAATATCCGATATAATATTTTTTGCCGTCAATATCAACAAAAGTATTAGTTTCTTCACACAGCTCATATATCCAATTATTTAATTCTGTCAATTTCTCAAAATTAAAGTTAGTTGCTTTGCAACTGTCTGTATCACAATAAATGTATGAGCTTTCCGCACATGCTAAAATCCTACGCAAATGCTTTCTCGCGTGGGCTGCTGTGTATACACCCCACACATAAGGCAGTACACTTTTTTCACTTTGCTCTGAAATAGATTTTTCATCTGGAATTTTAAAACCGCTTGCGTCAACCTTTTCTTTATATGCAATATCATTTTCATACATTGCATATGAAAATTCTTGCCATTCATTTTCTAAATACAACATAATAGGGTGAATGGGATCTGTTGCCGCCATGCCATAAATACCGTTTAATTTATTTTTAGCTTTCATCAAATCATATTCCGCTTCTTCCCTCTCTTTGCTATTTGGGGCGGTATGCTTTACAGCTATTTTAAGTTTTGTTTTTACTGTGAAGTACTCCATGATTACACTTCTTACATCGTCTGGAATATACCCATAACGTGCTGTATAGAGAGTATCTTCTATTATTTCAATGCTATCAAAATCATAGCATTCTTCAATAATTGAAAAATCTATATCTGTAACTGTTGTTTCCAAACTATCAGCTTTCCACACTCTACCGTTGTCGGGATCCACCCCTTGCAAGTTGCGGCATTTGCTTATAGATAGATACGGATTGTATTGATCTTCTTTAAGTCTTACATTTGTAAGCTTTATTTGTGCTATCCATGCAAGCTCTTTACTTTTTATGTATTTTAAACATTTTGATGTTACGGGCATTTTTTCAAATGCTGTCACTGGAAACTTCATCAAAAGAAGCATAGCTGGGTACATGCTGCTAGCATCAAAACTATAAACGTCATGATATATTTTCGCGCACTTTATCATGTTAGCGTGAGTATCACCACCACGAAAAGCCTCTTTTAAAAGCTTATATGTTTTGTCTGTTAAAGCTAACTTTTTCTTTAACAGCCTAGTGGTAGTGCCTTTTCTTATAGCTCTTTTCATATCACGTCTTACATAAGAAGTACTTGTTAGAGGTATTGTTGCAATTTTATCTCCATCTTTTGTAAGCATGTATGTTAGTGCTTCCCAAAGTCCTAAAGTATCATTGATTATATATCCCCACTCTATAGGATTGATATAACTTTCGTTGTGCCTGATAAGAGAATAATCCAAGTCCCCTTTTGCTTTTATGTGTTGGCATCCAGCCATTTTTTTCGTGAAGTTATCAAGTGACATATTAGTTAGCTTATAACTACACCTCAGTTCAATACCACGCTTCTTTAATCGCCACACAAGCGGTTTACGTTTACCAGTTGCAAACACTTCGCTATAATCGTTTAAATATCCAATCATAAAGGAAAATTCAAACGGAAGATTGTGAACGTAAATTACAAAATAGCGTGACTCATTAGTTTTATAGTAAGCTTGTATTTTATCAAGTAATTTTATAAAATCAGTCCAATATCTACCCTCTACTTCTTCTCCGTCAATGCAAGCGCTCCAAACATACATAAAAGCATCAATAGGCTTTGTCACTTCTTCGCCTTGATCATCTTTTTCAATACGTGTCCGTGACGTTGTTTCAATGTCAAAAGTTCCAAATTGATCAATATAAAATGAACTGTCTTTCTTTTTGCCTAAAGGTTTATGCAAAGAAAAGCCATGTGACGGCGCATAGTCCGTCACTGACTTAACTTCGATATCATCATATTTGTTTGACCTATTTAAACATTTAACTATCATAATTTACAAATCCTGCCTTATAAACTTTGGTTTTGTCTTCGCTCGATTACTTTTATATAGTTTGTTTGCCGCTTTAAATTCTCTCGCTTTATCTTTCCATGATAGCGAACTGTTCTGTATAAGTGCAACTCGAAATTCTGCTTGATCTTTCACATACGGGTATAAATCTTCAAAAGTGCTAAAGATTTCATTCAATCCCTCACGTGTGTTTGTATTAACTGCCTCAGTTAACATTGTAACTATTTGATCACTTGATAGCTGTGCATACTTTTTATCTGATAGATAGTGCAACGTGTTAAAAAGTTTATCACGGATATTTTTGGAAAGATTGGAAATGTCAACCCCGTAACGTTCTTTAAATGTTGCTACTCTTTTATTTTCTACTTTGATGCTACCTCTGGCGGTTGAAGCTTTTGCTTCAAGATAGTGCAAAAGCTTGTTTTCGAGGGCTCTTAATTCACGAATTGAAAAGTCTTTATAAACTGCCTTGCCTGTTGATACATAAGAAGCGTTATAAGAAACGTGCTTATTAAAGTAATCAACAGCATCATGGTATCTGAAAATGGCTGTTCTATCCTCTGTGATTCTGCCTTTTGATATTGCTGTTGTTAGTGTTTTGGCGCGCTTGTTTGCAACGTTGGCAAGTTTGCCAACACGGGCGATATACTCCGCTTTACTGGAAGTGGACTCGATAGAATCGTAGTGCCAACGTGTGAAATATTTTGCCTGGATTTCTGTTTGTTTCATAACTCGATACCTCTTTTCTTTAATTCTTCTTTTACAATTTCATATTTATAGTTGTGTGGTGTAATTTCTCTGAAAATGTTGCCAATTTCCTTTTCAGTGTAACCGTGATTTTTCAAGACTAAAACAATATACTGCACAGCCTCAGCCCCCTCTTTATATGAACACTTCATTCCATCCGAGGGCGTTTTATACCATGTTGTCGTTTTAATATCTGCTACCGCTTGCTTTAAAAGGGCATCTTGCAACATTTCATAAGGTGTTAACTTACTATTTATAATGCCGTCTTTAAGTCTTTTCATTTCTTTATATCTCCTTAAGTTTTCTTTTATTGTATCATGGAGTTGTTAACAAATAAAGGATAAATTATGAACAGAATGTTAATAAATTATTGTTATAGTTGGTATAGAACAGCAAGACGAACAAATGTATTGACTCGAACAGATGTATCAATAGCCGAGCAACGAC